TCAGGAAATACAAACATTGAACTTTGACGACTTCTTAACCACAAAGTATTTGATTTTGATTTTTCATCATCTTCGTCTACAACTATTTCTTCTTCTAAATCTAATTTTCCAAATAATTTATTATCTTTTTTATATTCTTCTCTATAAACATTTTCTTGAAAATCATCCATTGCTAATCTTGTAGTTTTTATAAAATTTAATCCTGCTTCTTTATCTATACTTCCTTCATTTATTACCTTTATATTTTCTGTCATACTTCTCACATAACTTATCATTCCTCTTAAATATTTATCTTTAAATGTTTTTGCTAAAGAACGGTCAAATCCTGTTGGTTTTATATATGTTAACATAAATTCTTTTTTATCAATCTGTTTGTCTAATGGTAATAACAAATTTAATACATTAATTATTTCAGATGGCTGATCTTTCATTGGTGTAGCTGTTAATAATAATATCTTACACCCTTGTACTACATGTAAAAAGTTATGTAACGTTTTATATACACTAATATTTCCTTCTACAGTTTTTGCTTTATCTTTTATATTATGTGCTTCATCTATAATAATAACACGATTATTATATTCTGTTTTTAACATTGAATCTGACATATGCTTTATCTCTTTTGCAAACATTGAAAAAGTATATACTTGATATGCATATTTAATATTTTTTTGTATTCTCTTTCTAACTGTTCTTTCATCTATAACTCGTTTAGTTATTTTATCACGTAATTTTCCATCATTTTCATCTATATAAATATCAGTTGGCTGATATTTATTTGTAGTACAATCTCCTGCTATCTTTCCTATAATATCATTTTTAAGGGTTGGATTTCTTGTTAAAACTATCGCTGGACGAAAATTTGGATAAGTTTTTAATGCATTTTCTACTACTGCTGTTATTACACAAGTTTTACCCGTTCCTATACCATGATACACTAACATTTTATCATAGGGTGTATAAGATGAAATAAATCTTGATATAAAAACTTGTTGTTTAAATAACTCACCTGGTTTTATTTCATCAACTTTATCTAAACGTAAATCATCAAATTCTTTTTTAAATAATGTTGAATAATATAATTCATCACCTTCTGGTAAATTATATATTGAAGTTTCATCGTTATAATCTACGTAATAAGGAATAAACTCTTCTAATTTAAATTCCAAACTCATTTTCTAAATATATTTAATATTATATTTAGAAAATTTTAATTGTTAATTAACTTTTTTTAAGTCTTTTTTCAAATAAATGTTTCATCTTCTTCTTCAACTTCTTCTTCCTCTTCAAACCCTTCATCATAATCCTTTTCTTCTGCGTCTTCATCTTCATCTTCTTCGCCTAAATATTTTTCTTCTTCAATTTCACCTTCTTCTTCAATAATTCTTCTACGTTGTTTTAAGTCTTCTGCAGTTTCTTCAGCATCTAAACTATCAACATTTTCTTCATCAATATTTTCAGAAGCATCATCTACAATCTTATCAACATCTTCATCAATCATCTCTCCAGTTGATTTAGTTTCTTCTTCAACTTCTGGCTTATATACTTCAAATGCAGACCTAATAGCATCTACTAACATACCATTATAAGACAACTTAAGAATATACTTTTCGCCAGCCCTTTTGACAGGAGCATAGATAATAGCCTTTACTTCTCCTTCTTTCTTTGAAATCTTAGTAAATAAAGTAACAAAGGCTGAACTAAATAAACTAAAATCAGTAATCTTGACTTCGGTATTTTCTGCTATTGGTTTAAATGGTTTAGAGTATAAACTACCAAATAATTTCTTCAATGCCTTTTCGCTATTAATAGTTAATTTAACTGCAAGTGGTTCAACTTCTGTCTTAACAGCTACTTCTACTTGTTGAGCCTTTGACATTTGTTCTCTCTTTGAAACACGCTTAGTCTTTTCTGCTGGTTTAATTTCTTCAGTCTTCTTTTCTGCTCTCTTACCTTGTTTTTCTAATCTATCAAGTTTCTCTTTTAATTGCATTAATTTCTTCATCTTCTTTTCAGCTTTTTCTTTCTTACCTTTATCTTCTAACTTACGAATCTTTGCTTCTAATTCTGTAAAAGCTTCAGCTGTTTCTTTAATCTTTCTAGTAAGAGCTGGACCACGAGTACCTTGAGTAGGAACAAAGTCTGCTAATTCTTTAGCAGCTTGTAAGTTGCAAACTTTCTTAATAAAGGTAATAGCAAGTTTTCTAAGAATATCTTGAACTTTGTAAATGTTAGAAATATCACGTTCAAAACTATCAGTAAAAATATAAGTAGCAAAAGAATCAGAAGCAAGATCTTTGATAAACTTTTTACTTATCATTTCTAATTCAATTAATGAAAGTGGTTTACCTTCTTTAGATTCTAACTCTAATAATCTTGCATGAGAAGTACTTAAGTCTTCTACAATAGCTTCCATACGGATAAGTTCGTCATTTTCTTCTAAAGTTAATCTGCCGTCTTCTTTCATCTTTCTATAATTAGCGATTTGTTCTAACATGTCATCCATATGTTCGTATTTTTTCAATTTACTTTCTAACTCTCTCTTTAATCCTGATTTAACAGTAGATGTTCCGATAGATTCAATAATAGTATCAAAATCGATAGGTGAAGCTTTTACTCTTGGCATAATAAATTCTTTAGCTTGTTCTTCAGTGTCAAATTTAACAAGTTTTTTCTTACCATCTTCTACTAAAGTTCTACCAGTAGTAATATATTCTTTGACAATCTTGTTTATAAAATTATCATTGGTTTCATCTAATAAGGCATTTTGTTCTCTAGTTGATTTAATATCAGAAGTATTTTTAATAGTCTTAAGAGCTTCTCCAAAAGAATCTAAGATCTTAACTTTATTAGCAAGTGTATAATAATTTTCTATCAAAGTCTTATTATAAGAAATGTTATTAACTGTCATAAAAGGTTCAAATAAATCTTTATCGAATTCAAAAGTATCAATTTTATCATACCAAGTTTTTGCCTTAGTTTCAACATAAGCTTCAAGAGATTGTTTCTTAGTAGGTGCTATTTCAATGTCATAAGAAGGGGTTTCTTGAGGAGTAATAATACCATATTTACGTAGCCTATCTCTATTAGATACTCTCTTAATAGAAGCAGAAATTTTTTTATGTTTTTCAAGGTCTGCTACAATTTCTGATTTGGATCTGGGTGCTTCAGTAGTACCAATGTCAATCTTAAATCTCTTAGCAAGAGCATAAACAGAAGAATCTGATTGAGTATCGATAAATTCGTTAACAAGTTTATCAAGAGAATTATCACTTTCAGTAATATAATTATTAGCGATAAGTTCAACAGTCTTTTTAAATTCTGGTTTCTTTGATAATTCTTCATATATCTTTTCAAGTGGTTGATCTTCTTTAATATTAAACTTATTAGCTAATAATACTAAAGTTTGTTTTCTTTCTTCTAAAATATTATTTGGTAAAGTAAATGTAGGTCTCTTTAAGATAAGTCCATAAAGAGTATCATAGTCATAATTTACTTCACTAAATGGTCTTTCCATACCATCGTTATCTACATACTTAACATCAGAAATCTTACTTCCATCTGATTCAAATATAGAAATAATATCATTATCTTTTCTTATAGTTTCATCTGCGATAGTTCTTCTTTCTGCGATAAAAGGCCATAATAAAGTTCTGACAAGACTTTCTTTAACCGCCTGAGTGTTATCGCCCATAACAGCTTCATCAAATTTTTCAAAACATGTTCTACTACAGAATAAAGATTCTTGTTTAGAGTAAAAAGTTCTATATCTATGGTCGGTTACAATAGTATTACAAGCAAAACATTTAGTATTTTTTTCTGTTTCAGTAGCTTTAGTAGGCTGATACTTAGAAACAATAAAGTTACCAATATAATCTAATACAGAGTTTGAAACATCTAATTCAGTGTTTTGTTGAATAGTAATAATAATAGGCTTAATTAATGCTTCTTCTCTACTAGAAGAATATTTAGCAGGTAAAGTAGGATTCTTTTCAATGGCTTTGTCAATTGCATTTTCTACTGCACTAAAATAAACTGCATTAATTTGTTGTAACATATGCTGTAATACAAGTTCTTTTTCTTCTTCAGTTAAGGCAGGGTCAACAAAACTATCAATTTGGTCGATAAAAGAGTTAAATGGTTCAAGATATTTTTGATTTTCTTTTCTAGACAAAGATAAAACACTTTTAATAGGTGTTTTAACATTAGCAGATGGAGATACAATTTTAACATCAAAATCATTAATTAAACTAGCAAGATTATCAAAAACATAAGCATTGACTATAGAAAGAATATCACTTAACCTAGTAGCATATTCAGAATATTCTTTGCTAAAAGTTTTCTTTACTTCTTCTTTGACTTGTAATGGAATTTGTGTTAATTTATCACTGCCATCAACAATATTTTTAACATCTTCAAAAGAAAAACAATAAGTTAAATTATTAAAATTAATAACAACATCAGGAGAAGTTACACTATCACTATTAACACAAATATTACGTAAATTCTTAGCATCTACATTAGTAAAAATTCTTTTAGTGTTTACTGTTACAGTATTGATGATAGTATTTTCATGAAATTCACTAATAAGAGGTTTAGACTTAGTCACATTTATAATGTTATAAACTTTTCTACATTCAGCATAAGTTCTATTTTCTAAATAAAGATTTAAACTTTCTAAGAAACTTTGTCTTTGATTTATATCTAATAAATATATTTCTGGCATATAATCTTTTATTGGCATATAATCATTATCTGCCTTAAAAATAATATCACTATAAGCTTGAGATGGGGTATGTAAAAATAAATTTTTATAATAATGAATGTGTTCTGCGATTGGACTATCAGGATTTAATAAATAGTTTACAGTTTCTATTAAAGAAAGATATTGGTCTAAAGTAAGATCTTTTTGATAGTCATAAATAGCTTCTTCTAATTTTCTAGCATTAAATGAAATAACTAAATCTTTCATTTCTGGATTAGTTTTCTTATATAAATTAGTTAATGTATCTTTAAGAATAATAACTCCTCTTTCTCTTGCCTTTTCTCTAACTTGTTTAGTAGTACTTAAAGTAAGACGACAGAAATTATAGAAGTTAGAAGTAATAGCCATATGCTCTTTAAACCAAGCATCTTCATTCTTAAAATCTTCTTCAGTAAATACATTAGTAATAAATTCATCTATATTTTTACCAGGATATAATACACCAACAGTAAATTTTGCAGTCTGAATAGAAATACTACCATCTTCATTCTTTACAGGGTAAGATAAGGTTAATTTATTTCCACTGTATGAGAAAGGATTAGAACAATATACTTTCCAAAAGTAATTAGTAGGGAAATAGATAGGAGCATTATTCCAAGTTTTTCCAAAATCTTTAGAATCTTTTACGTGTTCTTTTAATGGTAATTCATAAGCACTAAAAAACTTTTGTTGTTCTGTAGACATTTCTTCTCTATTTAACCCACTGGCATCTGCAATAAAATAAATAAAATTACGAATAGAGTTAAATAAAGGTGGACGAGTTTCCGTATGAGGAACATTGTGAAATTCAATGTTATCAGCAGCTTGATATGAAAGAGTCTTCCAAGGCGCAAGATAATGTAACATAATACATTCTTTTAATGGAGGAGAAACTCTTGGAAGATTATTAATAACTTTTTGTAATTCATCTTGATTAGAACGTAACTTTTGAAGTCTATAAGAACGTCTAACACCACGATATTGTAATGGGTTTAATAAAGTCTTAACTTTAATCTCAGAATTTTTTAATAACAAATAAATATTTTCAAATTCATTTTGTTTTATATTATATAATAATTTTGCCTTGACTTCATCAGAAATTTTAAGGTCATTGATAAGGTCGGTAATTTTTTGAATATTTTTTATGTCTTTATTAATTTCTAATTGTAATTTCATGATAACATCAGATTGTTCTTTCTTTACATCTTTTTCTTGTTTAGTTTTACGAACAAAACTTTGAATAAATTGATTAGACTTTGAATTAACCCAGTTATAAACAGAACTTTGAATATCTCTTGGATATTGGTCGAGTCTAGTTAAGTCTAAAGTTCTTACTTTAGTAGAAGTTGGTAATTTAGTTAAAGAACCATAATATTGAATAAATGTAGTAAAAAATTTAGCATCAACTTCATCCATTTCTCCTTTGTTTTTAATTTTTTTAATTGCAGCTTCTTCAGACTTAGCATTACGATCACCAGAAATATTACTTGCAATTTTTTCTAAAAGTTTAAGTATTCTTTTTCTATTTACTTCATTACTAAAATGATCTGACAAAAATTTCAAATCAGATTGTGCATCACCTCCAACTGCCATAGTAACATAAAACATAAGTTGGTCTTTGCCCTTAAGTTGATCATCAACAATATATTTATATTGAAGACTTTCAATTACTTCTGGAAAGCTATAATTATATAACTTTTGAATTTCATATTGAACTTCTTCGTCATCTTCATCATAATATACTGGGAAATCAGTCTTAATCATTTCTTTAAGAGCAGCCTTTTGAGCGTTTTTATATTTATCTTCTAATTCTTGTTTAGAATTTACATCTTCTAATGATACATTAACAAAATCTTTCAAATATTTATATACAGGGTCTTCTTCATCTTGAGTAATAATACACTTAGCAGTAGTTTCGTCTTCGTTAATTTTTACAATACGTTTTTGAAGAAGAGAAATTAATTGTTGTAATAATGTTTCTTTTAATTTTTCTTTATCTTGAAGTTCACCTTCAGTAAAATCAAATGAAGCAACATAATACATAGAATTATAAAACAATTCATTCTTTACATTTTCAAGTAAGTTTTCACACTTATCTTTACTATGTTCTTTTTGGAAATTTACAATATATACACCAATAGGTCTAGGGAATAAATCAGTTTGATTAACTAAATTATTATAAACTTCTTTAAGAGACTTACCTTCAAATACATTCTTAATAAATTCTAATCTTTCACGAGGAGTTAATTTTAAAAATACACTTTTAAAAATAGGAGAAATGTTAAAAAAATTAGTAAAAAAATCAGTTAAGAAAGGGTCATTTACAGGCATATAACCATTTGCTGCATAATAACTTAAAGCGGCATAATAAGGTAAGTTGGTCTTTGCAAAATCTTCAGGGATAACAGTAACTTTAGCAATTTCTTTTGAGAGTAAATATTTCATTGAAACTTTTTCTTCTTTTTTCTTTTCAGTTACTTTATCTTCTTTAGCAGGCTTTTCTTTTTTTTCTTTCTTTGGTTTTTCTTTAATTTCAACTTCTTCTTCAGATACATCTTCTTGTTGTGGTTCAACTTCTTCTTGACTAAACATAGGTGGATTTTTTTCAAATTCTTCTAAAATTTCACTTGCTAAACGATTAACTTTAGCTTTTTTTGACTCAAGCTCAGGATAAGTTTCAAAAAGATTAGTCTTGACTTGTTTCCAAGCAGTCATACCAAATGTTTTATTTTTCTTTCCGAGTTTAAAAAATTCATTTCTGATAATTTCTTTAATTTCTTCATCAGACTTGTCAATGCCAACTTTTTCAGTTACTTGGTCTTTAGAAACAAGTTTAATAAATGGATATTTCTTAAATAATTGACTAAGGTTAACATCAGGTGCATTATACTCGTTAACAAGGTCCTTAAGAAGTTTCTTAAAATCAGGATTGACTTCAACCTTAATACCTAAGTCGTTTACAACTTTAGCAGCGTTAGTAGAGTTAATTTTTTCGCCAGAGGTAGTGGTGGAATCTAACCATCTAATGAGAATTCCTTTAATAAGTAATTCGTTTTCCATTTTTAATAATATGTAATGATAATTTATAAAAAATTAATTTAATTCGTTATAAAAGCGAGAATATATAAGAATACGTAAGAATGCGTATAAATCTTGATATCAAAATATAAGATAATTTGTCTTAAAAATATCAAAAAAAAATCAATTTATTTTTTATATATTATTATTATATAAAAAACAATATGGCACTTGACTATGACAGTTTAAATTATGTTCGTACCCCTGTTTACAGTATAACTTCAGGTATAGCACCTTCTCCTTCTTTTATTACAAAAAATAGTTCTATGGACATGGCTAACCCTTCTTCTGCTAAATCTTTATATAGTTCAAGACAAGATTCTCCTTTTTACAATCCCGAAGTTGTAGCATCTTATCCTATTCCTGTAACAGCTATTCCTTTAAAACAGCCCTTAAATAAACCTTTAGAAAAGTCTGACACAAAAGTACAGCCTAGAATAATTTATCAAAAAGAATTTTCTACATCTTCAAACATAAACTTGATTACTTGGTTAATTATATTTTTATTATTTGTTTTATTTATGAGTAAATAATTATTTTCTTTTATTTCATATAAAATATCTATGAACGACCAATTAGTTTCAACTCAAACAAAAATAATAGGTGAACCTATAAATCTTAGCTCACCAATACAAGCAAATCCTACAGTTTCTACTTTAGGGATGAACGAACCTTTAAGAATGAACGAACCTTTACCTTTAAGAATGAACGAACCTTTACCTTTAAGAATGAACGAACCAAAAATTAATCCAATAATACCTTTATCTAGAGGAGTTGGACAACCTATTACAGCCTTGAATGACCCTAATGCTTTATATGGAAGTGCTCCTGAGATTAAAATAGATCCTTATAGAAATCAAATGCCTATCGTTGCTCCAAAAGTTGATAATACTATAAATAATTTATGTCCTCCATGTCCAACTTGTCCTAAGTGTGGATGTAAAGTAGTGGAAGGATTTTATGGAAGTAGATGTGGATGTGGTAATAATAATATGTTAATGTATATTATACTTTTAGTTGTTATTTTTTATTTAATGAAAAAGTAAAATAATTTTTTTCTTTTTATATATAAAACTATGTCAAATATACTTAATCAAATTGATAGAGAGATACAAGCCATTCTTAAGGCAAACGATAAACAAGCTTCTGAAATAAAAGATATTCTAAATATTGATGTAAAAGTTATTAATAAAAAGTTAGAAGAAGTAAATAAAAGAAGTATTGTAATGGATAAGCCATATACTTCAGATATGACACCAGAGCAATATAATAAACAAAGAGTTGATACTATGTTAGAATTGTTAAAAAATCCAGATAATGTTAAAGATATGCAACAAATTACTGATGAATTAAATAAGATGGATTTAGTAAATGTAGAAAATAAAAGGGCTACTTTATGTCCTCAAATTAAAAATTTTAAAAATAGTAGAGTAAATGAAGTTATAGCTGTTTATCAAACTGTTATTGACACATATGGAGATATGATAAATAGTATTTATTCTACATTATTAACACAATTTGATAAACTGGCACAAAAATGCGAAACTGAAACTGAATATAATAATTTGAAAAAATTATTTTTTAGCGCACAAAAAGTTTTAATTACTAAACAACAATTAAATGATATGTGTCAGCCATTAGTTTCGCAAGCAGTAGATGCTAAGGTTTGTCCTACTTGTCCTACTTGCCCTACTTGCAAAACTTGTCCTGTATGTAAAAAATCTTGGTTTGGACTTTATAAATGTAGCGATGTAACTGAAGGATTTTATGGAGGCAATGGTTTATATAGTGATAATAATATGTTAATGTATATTATACTTTTAGTTGTTATTTTTTATTTAATGAAAAAGTAAAATGATTTAAAATTAAATTAATTTTAAATTATCAAATAAGAGTTTGAAATATGGGTATATTTCGTTATTTTAGATATTTAACTAATAAACATCCAGGATGTTATACTACTATTAAAAAAGTTCATGAGGTGCCTCGTAATACACTTTCAAATCAAAATACTAAAGGAGTAGAATGTGTTTTATTTGATTTGAATGCGATTATTCATCCTTGTTTTCAAAAAGTATTTGATTATGGAAGTCAACCTATTTCATATTTAATGCAAGAAAAAAAATTAAAAATGTCTTATGAAGAACTTGAAAAATGGGCTTTTAATCTTGTTACTAAAAAAATTGAAGAAATTATATATTATACTAAACCATCAAAGGCTATATACATAGCAATAGATGGAGTAGCAGGTGCTTCAAAAAGTAATCAACAACGCCAAAGAAGATTTAAAAATGCAAAAAATCCAAGCACTAATCCTTATAACTTTGATCCGAATAGTTTAACTTGTGGAACAGATGTAATGGATAGACTTTGTAAACATATTTTTTTCTTTATTAAACGAAAAAAACAATATGAATGGTCTCAGCTAAAAATTTTTTATAGCGATATGTATGTGCCTGGAGAAGGAGAAAATAAATTAAAATTATGGGTAGAACAACAAAAATATAACTCTATTACTATTATTAGTCCAGACGGAGATGTTATTATGTTAGCATTATTAATAGCAAAAAATGAAGTATATATTTTTAGAGAAAATATATTTGACAATATTGATGGAGATTATTTTTTAGTAGATATTATTAAACTAAAAACAGAAATTTTTTATAAGATAGGCGGAACATCTATTGATAGTTTAGCAGAACCTGAAAAAGCAATAAAAGATTATGTTTTGTTTCATTTTTTTATAGGCAATGATTTTTTACCACATATACCAACCCTTGAAATAGCTAATCAAGGTATAGAGACGTTATATGAATGTTACGTTCAGAGTGCTAAAGAAGGAGGTTTTTTAATAGAAGAAAGATTAAGTAAAGCATTTATAAACAAAAGACATTTTATAGGATTATTAGAAAATTTAGCAAAGTTAGAGATAAAAATGTTATTAGAAAAACACTTTAAAAAATGTACTTGGCAAGACCGAATTTTAGCAGATAATATAATTATAGGTAAAGATGGACCTATGGTAAATTTTGAAAATTATCGTAAAGAATATTATACTAAAAAATTTAAGTTACAATATAATGACGATGATCCAAAATTATTAGAGCGTGAAATTAAATGTGTTTGTGAGGAATATATAGTAGGATTGATATTTGTATTGAGATATTATTTAAAAAGTATACCTACATATAGTTGGACTTATCCTTATCATTATGCTCCATTATTAACAGATTTAGCAAAATATAGTAAAGATATAGATTTTGATATAACTTTTAAGGTAGATCCGCCGTTAAGTATATATGAAAGTTTATTTGGAATTTTACCATTTGAATCATTTCATCTATTACCAGAAGAAATAAGAGAAAAAATGCCAGTAAAGATACAATTAGATGAAAATTTTATAACAGATTTTGAAATAGATTTAGATGGAAAGATGTATGATTATGAAGGAATATGTTTATTACCATTTTTATCATATGATAAAATAAAGCGTTATTTTAAAAATATAAAGTTGTCTGAAGAAAGAGTTGATAAGTTAATACGAAGGACAAAGGTATATATATTTTAAAAAAGATTTAGGGTCTTTTAAAAAAGACCCTGGGTCTTTTAAAAAGTTAATTTTTATTAATTTTCTTAATAAATTAATAAAATGTTTGAAAATATTCGTTCTCTTGATCCAATTCATAGAGTTTTTATTGAAGCTTGTATTGTAGGATTATTAGTGATGTTAGTAGGAGTAATTGGTTCAAAGATAGTAAAGCCATTTTTTGGCGTTTCTTTGCCAGAAATTTGTAAATCTTGGAACAAAAAACACGTAATGGAAGCAAGTCTATTTATGACAGGATTTTTATTACATATTATTTTAGAAATTACAGGAATAAATAGAGATTATGCAGTATACAGAGCAGGATTCTAAAAGTTTAAATAAACATTATAAAATGAAATTTTTATAAAGTTTAAAGATAAAAATATCTTTTATATAGCTTAAAGACAAGATTATGAGTACAGTTAAACGTCAAATTAAATCGCATCCTGTCAGTAAAAAAGGAAGGGAAGAAGAAAGTCCAAATTTAAAACCATTAGTTGTTAAAAAAGATACAATAATATCTTCAAAAAAACCAGTAAAGGCTCTTTCTCATCCTAATAAAAAAGAACTAGAAAGAAATAAAATAGAAGATGATATCTGGGATAGTCTTGCTCTTGCAGAATCTTTACGAAATAATGTAAACATAAATGATGAAGATGAAGATGAAAAAGAAGACGATTGTAAACACGAACATACAATTGATAGCGACGGAAGTATAATCTGTGTAGATTGTGGAGAAAAAATAAAAGAAGATAATTATGTATGCGAAGAAGCAGAATGGAGATATTATGGTTCAAATGATAATGTAGAAGCATCAGACCCAAGTCGTTGCCAATATAGAAAAGTAATAGATAAAGGAATAACTAAAGATTTAACAGTGTTAGGATTTTCTCACGAAGTAGCAGAAAAAGCAAATGAACTTTATTTAATAGTTACAGGTGGAGATATTAAACGAAGTAATTATAGAAAAGGAATTATGTTTGCATGTGTTTTTCATGCATTTATTGAACTCGGTCAAGAAAAAACTACAAATTATTTAACAAAAATTATAAAAATATCAAAAAGAAATATCTCAAAAGGGTTTACTTATTATGGTTTACAAATGCCAAAAGATAGAAGAGAAAAATATGTTTATATTACTGCCGAACATTATATTCCAATTATATTAAAAGAACTTCGTGTTACTGAAGATCATATACAAAATGTATTAGATTTATATAGAAGATTAAAAGGAAAATCATATTTATTAAATACAAGCAATCCTCAAAGTATTGCTAGTGGTTTTGTTTATTATTATTTAAAAAAAATAAAAAGTGATTTAATAAGTCCAACTCAATTTGGAAGTATGGAAATTGTAAATTTAAGCGAAATTACAATTACAAGAATTTCAAATGAAATAGAAGATATCATTAATAACGATGATATTTTATATTAAAAGTTAAATAATTAATTATAATGATATAATTAATTATGTCTTTTAGAACAGGAGATTATACATATTTTAATGGAGATGTGAGATACATTTCTCAAACTACTCTTGATTTTGTCATTAATATTGGAAAATTTTGTTCTATAGCTCATAACGTTCGTTTCTTTGTTGATTTAAATCACGATTATAAAAGATTTTCTACATATCCTTTTTTAGAACGTTTTGGATGGTCTGAATGTGAAAAAATTAATTATAGCAATGGTATACCTTCTGTAGGAAATGATGTTTGGATTGCAGGTGATGTTGTAATTAATTCTGGAGTTAATATTGGAGATGGAGCAGTTATTGCAGGACAATCTGTTGTTACAAAAGACGTAGAACCTTATACAATAGTTGGAGGAAATCCAGCTAAAGTAATAAAGAAAAGATTTTCAGATGATATTATATCGCAGTTATTAAAATATAAATGGTGGGATTTACCAATTGATGTTATTAAAACAAGATTAATTCCACATTATAAAGATATTGATAAATTTGTTGAAGAATTAAAAAATATTCGTGAAGAAGAAAAAATAAATTGAGTTTTTTATCAAATTATATATTACAACTATCTTAATGAATAATAAGATGTTAATTCACGCTATTAAAAATAAACAAGTTGATAAAGTTAAATATATTACTGACCGTCACAATGTAACTGACGCAGTTCTTGATAATGGATTTTCTATTATTTGGAAAATAGATTTTAATAATTACGAAGAAGCTGACCGTCAAATTCTTGAAATATTATTTAAACGTAATTTAAATATTGAATCTCCAAATGGATATTATCAAACTCTTTTACATCGTGCTGTAGAAACTTCTAATGTTAGCTTATTTGAAGATTTACTTGGCTATGGAGCAGAAGTTGAGCCAAAAGATTATACTGGACAAACTCCTTTACATTATGCTGTTTATAATTGTAATTTTTATATGTGTTATTCATTGATTGAATTAGGTGCTAATATAAATGAAGCTGACCATAATGAAGAAACTCCATTTACAAATTTAGCATTAGGTTTATTTTCTCAAATTCATTATGACGAACCTTCTATTTCTAGAATTGAAGATATATTTATTGAAAATTCTACAAAAAAAGAATTATATAACATTGCAAAACTATGCAAACAATACGACAATCAACGTCTTTATAATAAAATTTATAAATCTATTAATTAAACAAGTTAATTTTTATTAATTAATATTAATAAAAATTTTACTCTTCTGTTTCTTCTTCCTCTTCAGATTGTTTTATTATACAAATTTTAATTCCATGTTTCTTAAACATTTCTTTTAATCTTTCAAATGAAACTGATTCTGCTTTATATTCAGAAATTACTAAAACTCTTCTCTCATTTACTAATTCATCTTTTGTCTTCTTTAATTGAGTCATTCTATCATAAAATTTTTTGTTTAATTCTTTAAGAACTAACGGATAATCTTCTGTCAAACAAGGAACAACATCTATAAATAAATGTCCAATTACTTCATTTCCTCCTAATCTACAAACATAAGTACAATAAACATCAGCATAATTTGAATGAGGAGATAAATCTAAATCTCTATACCAAAACTTATTTAATGATGCAAAAATTTGTCCTTGATAATCTTCTCTTCTTGATATCTCGTCAATTAACTTATTTCTTTCATAATCATAATTCTCAAGTATCATTTATATAAAAAATCATACTGTTTAAATTTTATTTATACAAGTTCATTAATATATTTTTATTTATATATCTACAAACACTTTAATGCCTTTATGGCAAAGTCAAATCTTCTCATCTTCTCTTCCCAAGAGACAGTAGAACCCATTCCATTCATATCGTTAATAGTGTTAGTTACCCATTGAAAAGATTGTAAATACCCATCTGATAATTCGCCTGCTAAATCTTTATGTTCATACCAAAATCTACCAGTAGAACTTATCGCATCACTAATAAATACTAACTTCTCTGGAATTTTAGAATAATCAATCATTGTCATCTCAGATAATGTTTTATATGAGGTTTGATTAGTTGATCGTAAAATTCCTCTGGGTTTATACGTATATGTAAAAATATTAGAATCAAATGTTTGATACCCATTTGTTTCAGCTGCAATAATAGCAAGAAATCCAGATTTAACATTACACCAATCAGCTCTTTCTGTATAAGTTAAAACAAGTTGTAATGCAACATCAGTCCACGCGTATAAATATTCAGTTCTTTTTTCATCTCCTGAATTTTCAAAAATAGTTTTGAAGAAATCATATTTTGTTATATTTTTTATATTAGTTGGAGCCGGAACTGTCTCATAAGAACAACATATATTGTTAGTATTCGGTAAATAAAAGGAAGCACCGACACAAGAAAAAGAAGAAGGAAGAATCTGTCCTGCAAATTGACCTAAAGGACTATAACAATCAATACACAAAGAACAGTTAATAATTGAAATAAATAATAAAATATATGCCTCTTTCCAAGTATTCATTTTATATATTTATATAAATTATCCTTTAAACTATTTTAAATATGGATATATAATATATTTACAAATATCCATTGGTAAACGATTTGCTAATATCTTACATTTTTCTATATTTTCTTCATTTTTTTCATATTTTTCTTTTTCATCGTTTACAATATCTCTAAAATATGAAAATGACAAAGCTACATATCCTTTTGTCTGTATTAATCTAAACTCATTTAAAAATACTATTGTAATAAAATGTTCTTCAAATAATTCAAATATATCTTTATATTTTATTTCATTGCTTGTTGTATTAAAGTCATAATTATTATTATGTTGTATCTTAGTCAATTCGTTTACTATAATATTTGGAACAATCTTAAACATAACAGGAACAAGACTACTTTTTACAGTCATTATTGTGCTATAATGTTTTAATCTCGTTTTTGATTCTTTAATAAATAATTGTGTTTCTCTTTCTTGAAATAATCTTTTTGTCTCATCTGGGATATCTTTTGTTTTTATAAAACTAAATAATTTATGGACAACTTTATATTTTTCTTCTGACATTGTTTCTATAACACTTCTTGAAAGAAAACTACATTTTCTAATCATACTTTTTATCAAATGACTCATAAAATACTTATTTAATTGAAACTCATAATATGACACTCCAAAACACTTCCTTAATATTGTCTTATTCTCTAATAAAAAATTTTTCATCTCATTTTCTATATTATATTCAAACATATTTATATACTTATTATATAAATATATTTATTTAACTTTTTATACAATTGATATTTCTTCACATTTTA